TTATATAAATAAGTCTATATAACAAGGAAACATCATGGCAAAACCTACAACAAGAGCTACATTACAAGATTACTGCTTAAGGAATTTAGGTGCACCTGTAATTGAAATCAATGTAGATGAAGATCAACTTGAAGATCGTACAGATGAAGCATTACAATTCTACCAAGAGTATCACTCTGATGGTGTAATTCGTGAATATTTAAAACATGAGCTAACTGCAACAGATATAACAAATAATTATATTACTGTGGCTGATAGTGTGACTAATGTTGTACGCATGTTAAAGATTACCGGCACTACTGGTAGTTCATTATTTGATATGGGTTACCATATGAGACTTAATGATATCTTTATGTTACAAGGTTTAGGAGCTCAAACTCAAGAATATATACAATCACAACAGAAATTATCTTTGATTGACCATAGATTAAATAGTGAAGAGCATATCAGATTTAGTAGACATATGAATAGAGTTCATATGGATGAAGGTTATGGAGATTTAGGAGCTGGTGATTTTATAGTTCTTGAAGTAATGTCTATTATAGATCCAGGAACATATGCCGATGTTTTTAATGATTTGTATTTAAAGAAATATCTTACTGCATTGATTAAACGTCAATGGGGAGCAAACTTAATGAAGTTCCAAGACTTCCAGCTTCCAGGTGGTATAACATTGAATGGACGTCAGATATACGAAGACGCCATTGAGGAGATTCAAGGTTTAGAAGAAGAATGCAGGTTGATTTGGGCTATGCCAGACAACTTTTTAATGGGATAAAGAATGGCTACATCAGTATATTTTTCAGGAGCGGTAAGATCTGAACAAGACCTATACGAGGATCTTGTTACAGAGAGCATCAAAGTATTTGGACAAGACGTGGTATATCTGCCACGCGAATCATTAGGTGAAGACGCCCTCTTAAATGAAGAGTGGAGTCAATTCACGCAAGCCTATCCAGTAGAAATGTATTTAGAAAATGTTGAAGGATTCGAAGGTGATGGTAATCTATTAGGTAAATTTGGTTTAGAGATTCGTGATCAGGCAAACCTTGTAGTAACAAAACGTAGATGGGATCAGGCTGTTGGTCAAAACATTGTCGATGGTCAAGCATCTCCTAATGAAGGTGATTTAATATATATGACAATGACTCAAAGATTATTTGAGATTAAATATGTAGAACCTAAATCACCATTCTATCAATTACAAGACCTCCCAAGTTATACACTAACTGCAGAGTTATTTGAATATAATGATCAGCATTTTGATACTGGTTATGATGAGATTGATGCTATCGAATGGGATAATGCTACAGCATACAGTTATATTGTTACTGCTAATACTGCAAACTTTGAGCTTGGCGAATTAGTAACACAATGGACTGGATCAAATGATTCATCTGGTAACCCGATTAATATTGAAGGTTATGTTGCTGGTTGGGAAGGTACTGAAGCTAGAATAACAATCATATCTCCACATCAAAGCACAAATGGTGATGGTACATTTATGACATTCTCAGTTCAGTCCGCCACTACGAAGAAACTTATAGGTAAAAATTCTGGTACACAAACATATATTACAATTGACCAGAGTGGTACTACGAAGACATTCTATAACCAAGATCCATTTGCTGACAATGATGAATTCGAAGTTGCTGGTGATGATGTTATAGACTTTACAGAATCTAATCCGTTTGGAGATCCATAATGTTCGAAAATCATTTCTATAATGAAAGTACACGACGTATGGTATCTGTCTTTGGATCTATATTTAACGATATGGAAGTCGTTAAGAAAGATTCGGCTGGTAAAGTACTACAAAAAATTAAAGTTCCTTTAGGTTATGCACCACGAACTAAAGTTCTTGCACGTTTAAATGAACAAACAAGTGATCCTAAGATAGCACTAAAGCTACCTAGATTATCATTTGAAATATCATCTATGGAATATGATGCCAATGCACGTGTATCTAAACATAAGAATTATACAAAGGTAATAACAGGGGACACATTACAATTAAACAAGTTGGGTGCGCCCGCTGTTTATAAAGTTGGATTTGAATTAAATCTTTTGGCTTCAACACAAGATGAAGCTCTGCAGTTATTAGAGCAGATACTTCCAATGTTTCAGCCAGAGTATACAGTAACAATAAAAGATATTCCAAGTATGAATATCACAACCGACACTCCTATAATTTTAGAGAGTGTTACTATGAATGATGATTATGAGGGTGATTTAGTTACGAGGAGAGCCATAATATATACTTTGTCTTTCTCAACTCGTATTCGTTATTATAGAGGTATCGGTAAGAGCAAACAAATTCTCCAGACAGAAGTTGATTATTCAGAGAATGTTGATCCTACTACTCATAAATTTGAGACACAAAAGATAGTAGGTACAACAACATCTGACGGTGCTGGTGGTTTTAAAGAACCATACACTGAGACGATTAACTTTTTTGACACTGACGTATAAGGGAGAATGTAATGGGATATAGATTTAATGCAAAATTAGTAAAGGTTGTTGATGGAGATACCATTGATGCAGATATAGAATTAGGTTTTTCAGTATTCATGCGGGATCGTATCCGTTTAATGGGTATAGATACACCTGAGAGTAGAACAAGAAATTTGGCAGAGAAGTCATGGGGACTTGCTGCTAAACACAGATTGATAGAACTATTGGCAGAAGCTAATGGTGAATTTACACTAGTAACCGAAGATATGGAGAAAGGTAAATTTGGAAGAGTACTTGGTACGATTGAGGTTAATGGCAAAGATGCTAACCAAAGTCTTATCGAAGAGAACTTAGCTATACCATATGAAGGTGGCAATAAAGATGAAAGCCGTACAAAATATGGTGTACAAGAATTATGGAATACATATTATGAAAACCCACAGGAACATGACGATGACCATGAACATGGAGACGAAAACCCAGAAGCTCACATCGACTTCCACGAAAAGTAAAATTGATTCGGACTTCGAAAGAGTCCGAAGAGATTTATTTGATTTATCCACGCAAGGTGAAGAAGCGATAGAGCTCATGATGGAGCTTGCGCGTGAGTCAGAGCACCCGAGAGCATTTGAAGTTCTTGGACAATTAATTAAACAAAACGCTGAGATAGGTGAAAAAGTTTTAAAGCTTCATAAGAGTAAGAAGGAACAAGATAAAACTGATGAACCTACAGCACTTGCTCAGCAAGCAGCAACGAATAACAATGTGTTTATAGGCTCAACAGCTGAACTACAAAAAATGTTACGTGATGAAAAGGTAATAGAAACAGAACCGGACTTATTTGAGAAATGAGAGAAACAAACTATTTAGGCAATCCGAATGTTCGGGGTGCCGATGTAGAACATCCTTGGACTAAAGAGGAATTAAAAGAATACAAGAAGTGTTTAGATGATCCTAAATATTTTGCTAAAAAGTATTGTAAAGTAATCCACCTCGACAAAGGCTTAATACCCTTTGACCTATACCCATATCAAGAGAAAATGTTTGACTCATTTACTGAGCATCGATTTAATATTGTTTTGGCATGTCGTCAGAGTGGTAAATCCATTGCTGTGGTCGCGTATCTTCTATGGTATGCTATATTCAAAGGGGAACAAGTTGTAGGTGTACTAGCAAATAAGAATGCTATTGCAAGAGAAATGTTAGCACGTATTACACTGATGCTAGAGAATCTACCATTCTTTTTACAACCAGGATGTACTGCACTCAATAAAGGATCTATTGGATTCTCTAATAATAGTAGAATCATTGCTGCAGCCACATCATCAAGCTCTATTCGTGGTATGTCACTTAACCTTGTTTACCTCGATGAGTTTGCATTTGTAGATAACGCTGCAGAATTTTATACATCAACATATCCAGTTATCTCATCTGGTAAAACATCTAAGATTATTATCACATCTACAGCCAATGGTATTGGTAATATGTATCATAAACTATATGAAGGTGCTGTACAAGGAACAAATGAATTTACACCAACTCGTGTAGACTGGTGGGATGTACCTGGAAGAGATGAAGCATGGAAACAAATGACTGTTGAGAATACATCTGAACTCCAGTTTGACCAAGAATTCGGTAATAGTTTTCACGGCACAGGAAACACATTAATATCTGCTGATGTCTTATTAGCTTTAAGATCTACAGAACCACAGGAATACTATAACAATGTAAAGATCTTTGACCAACCAGAAGAAGGGCACAATTATCTTATGTTTGTCGATGTATCTCGTGGAAGAGGCCAAGATTATTCCACGTTTACAGTGGTTGATGTGTCATGTAACCCCTTTGTACAAGTATGTACATACCGTGATAATATGATAAGCCCTTTATTATTTCCTGACTTGTTATACAAGTATGCTACACATTATAATGAATGTTATGTAGTAGTTGAATCAAATGATGCAGGACAAGTGGTATGTAATGGTTTATACTATGAATTAGAATATGAGAATGTATTTGTAGAGAGTATGATTAAGGCTAATGCTATTGGTGTTACTATGACAAGTAAAGTTAAAAGGATTGGCTGCTCAAACATAAGAGATATCATGACACAAAAGAAGTTAATCATAAAAGATGAAGAAACAATTCGAGAAATGTCGACATTTGTAGCGAAAGGATCATCTTACCAAGCAGATCATAACTCACATGATGATCTTATGATGAATTTAGTTATGTTTGGTTGGTTTACATCCACACCATTCTTTGCAGAATCTACCGATGTAAACATGAAACATATGTTATATGAGCAAAAAGTAAAGCAAATGGAAGATGAAGTAATACCGGTTGGGCATATGCCACAACAACAAGATAGCGATCATCCATTCGGTGTAGGATGGGAAACCTATAAATTTTAGTTGTTATAAATAAGTATATTGAGAAAACTACGTATTATGAATAATCTTATTAATAACATGACAAGGGAAAAAATATGGCAAATCTAGTCTCACCTGGAGTACAGGTAAAAGAAATCGATTTGACTAATGTCGTACCGTCTACATCATCTACAATCGGAGCCATGGCTGGAGCATTCAGTTGGGGACCGTGCGAACAGATACATACTGTAAGTAGTGAAACGGAATTAGTTGAAAAGTTTGGGAAGCCTGGTTCGTACACTTGGGAAAGTGTTTTAACAGCAGCCCAATTTTTAAGTTATGGCAGCGCGCTAAAAGTTGTCAGAGTCGTAAAATCAACAGCACGTAACGCAACAGCGTCAGGTACTGGAATATTAGCAAAAAACGATGATCATTTTAGTACATTATCACCCGCAGCTGGAGACTGGGTTATGGCCCGCCATCCTGGTGTTTTAGGTAGTGCACTTAAAGTTCATTTCGCAACACAAGCAGCAAGCTTTAACGGTGATGCTACTTGGAAATCGTGGGTTGAAAGTGCTCCTGGCACATCAGCTGGAGCCGCTGCAGTAGGTGGTTCATTAGATGAAATCCACGTGGTAGTAACAGATGAAACTGGTGAAATATCCGGCACAGCTGGTACGGTTTTAGAAACTTTTGGTTTCTTAAGTCAAGCTAGTGATGTTAAATCATCTGATGGTACATCTTTGTACTATAAAGATCACATCAACACAAAATCAAAATGGATCCGTATCGGAAACCATCCAGCAGCTTTATCTGACGCTGGTGAATCTGCAGTAGCAAACGCTTTTACAGTAGTTGCAGTTGCAAGTGCTTCACTAGGTGGTGGTATTGACGGTAATGTATGTACGGTAGGTGAAACTACTGCAATGTATAACCTTTTTGCAGATGCAGAAACAGTTGATGTAAACTTAGTGTTCCAAGCAAATTCTGGCTTTAGTGCAACAGATACAAGAACATTAAGTAATTTCTTAGTTGCTTTAGCAGCAGCAAGAAAAGATGCGGTAGCCTTTGTCTCACCTGAGAGAGCGGCAACAGCAAATGCAGCAGCACCGGCTACGGATGTAGCAGCATGGAGAACTGCTTTAACTTCATCGTCTTATGGCTTTGCGGATTCAAGTTCTCTATATGTGTATGACAAGTACAATGATGTTTATCGTTGGATTTGTGCGGCAGGATCAACAGCAGGACTAACAGCTAATGCTGATTTAGTTGCTGATGCATGGTTCTCACCGGCAGGATTTACACGTGGTAACGTTCGTAATGTTACTAAACTAGCATGGAACCCTAACCAAGCGGATAGAGATGCACTATATAAAACGGGTGTTAACCCTATAGTGACTTTCCCTGGACAAGGTACAGTGTTGTTTGGTGATAAAACTTTACAAGCTAAGCCAAGTGCATTCGATAGAATCAATGTTAGAAGACTATTCATTGTTCTTGAGAAAGCGGTATCTGCAGCATCGAAAGCATCATTATTCGAATTTAATGATGAATTTACGAGAGCTCAATTTAGAAATATGGTTGAGCCTTTCTTAAGAGATGTTCAGGGTCGTAGAGGTATTACAGACTTTAAGGTTGTTTGTGATGGTACTAATAATACTGGTAACATTATTGACACGAACAAGTTTGTAGCAGACATTTATGT